AGGTCCGAATAATGGAAATCAAAAGGTAATAATTAATATTAATTATCCAATGGATATTGAAAGATTGATAGCTGCATTAAAACCAGTGCCAGAGACAGAAATAGCAATCAATATTGAGGAGAAATAATATGCCATTTAGTATAGTTTGTGAAAATTGCAAAAAGCAAAATGAACCAGTTATCGATCCGAAGACTGAAAAGGTATATTGCTCCCTCTGCGATAAAGAAATGAATAACATAACATATTTTGCAAAATCGCAAATGAAAGCGATAAAACAATTTAGAGAGAAAAGCACCAGCTCTTATTCAGTTAAATGTGATAAATGTAATCGTGAAGGAGAGCCAAAGCTCCTTAATGGAGAGGTCGTTTGCTCAAATTGCAAAAAGAAGCTTGATAAATTATCACCAATATTTATTAATATGTTGAAAGAACAATTAAGAAAGGGGCATAGCATTATATAATGCTTAATCAAATTATCTCTGCCTGCCAATATTTACTTTCTTACTATCCAGAAGCAGAAGAATGTCGATCCTATATTGATAATCGTATATCAAAAGAAAGTCAAAGCTTTTTTCAATTTGGTTATTATCCAGAAGGTGATAAAATTAAAACATTGATATCGATAGTCGGCGAGGATATATTAAGAGAAAGTAAGCTTTTGTTTTCTAAGGAAATAGGAGATGCACATTCGGTGAGAAAAGTATTCCCTTCCTATTTTGAGAATTATCCATTAGTTGTCCCGTTTAGAGATACATATGGCGGTATTGTCGCTTTGGTTGCGAGGACATTATTGCCAGAGGATGAAAGAAAAGCAAAAGGTATAGCAAAATATAAGAATACAGTTTTTAAGAAAGGTAATTATCTTTTCGGATTATATGAGAATAAGAAGGAAATCTTGGAAAGAAATATGGTTTTTGTCGTCGAAGGTCAGTTTGATGTTATCAAATCATATCAATATGGGTTGAGAAATGTTGTCGCATTATCCTGCTCTAATATGTCATATGAGCAATTTGCATTAATAAAACGATATACAGATAATATAATCTTGTTGCTTGATAATGATGAGGCGGGCGAAAAAGGAAGAAAAAATATTATTGAGAGGTTTGGAGAGTTTGCAAATATACAAAACTTTTATCTGCCAAAGGAGGTTAAAGATATTGATCAATTCTTGCAAGAAAAATCATATGAAGAGCTGAAATATATTATAGAGGGCGATATGATTGATATATAATACTTAAGCCCTTAAAGAGGAGATATGAATGGCTTATCGAGAAAAAAAAGAAAGACGACCTGCAAGATCACAACAATATCAACACTTAATGACGGAGAGCGCTTTTTCTAATGAAATGATGGAAACTTTTTCTAATGGAGAGAGTATCTATTCTCGATTAAATCCATTTGAGTATAATGAAGAGTTGCTCGATTTGGAAGATCAATTGAAGATTGAGTTTTGGAGAGTTGTCCGAACTGGATTGACACAGAAACAATGCGCAGTTATGGAATTGACAAGAGATGGATATACACAAATGGAAATTGCGGGACAATTAGGAATAGGGCAAGCTAGCGTGACAAAAAACCTTTTTGGGAACCTATCTTATTTACCAAAGAATATTAGTAGTTCCGACAAAAGAAAATGTAAATCTTATGGCGGAACTATAAAAAAAATGAAGAGACTTGTAGAGAACGATCAAAAAATACAAGAAATATTAGCCAAGATGAATGAAATAAGGTCATTGAAGTGGTAGAAGCATAATGTAAGGAGATGAGTTATGACACTTAATATAGATGGATATACAACACAAGAACTAATTCCGCTTATTGAAGAATGGAAAAAGATGAGTGGTATGGATATAAGAGTTGTTTAATAAGCACAATAAATTATGCAGCTTATATAATATTGGATAGAATTGATAGCACAACAAATACCTCTAAAAGAGTTTTTCTCTGGAATAGAATGTTTATTGGTAGCACAGATATGTTTGATACATCAGTCCCATATATAAAATATGATTGTCTTTATTGTATAAATGGATTATTCACAACAAAAACAATAAATATATATCATAAAAGAATTGGATTTGTTCTTGAAGAACCAACGGCAAAAAATCCAGTTTTAAGATTTTTTTATGATCCAGATGGAAATATAAATCCACCAGTTCATTGTGATAATGAAAAATATCTAAGAGATATTTTTATGCATTAAAATAATAACTGAATAATTCATAGTGCCGCAGGGTTATTTTTAGCCTCTGCGGCATTTTTATTTTTTATTTTTGACGAATAAAATACTATTATTAATAGTATATACTATTTTGTGGAGCCATATGCAAAAAAAATATTCCATTGACATAGAAAAATTGAGTGAGAAGCTTACTAAAAAAGCATACAAGCTCTCTGACGTTCAAGATAAGATTGAGAAGGTCGCGTTTGATGTTGTTCGATTTAAGAATGATGATAAGTCAGCGGCTCTTTGGCAGGTGCAGAGTGCTGATGATGGAGATTATATTGTTGCATTATACGAGCCTGAGGAAGAGAAAATAGCTTCGCATTGGGATGTTTCTCTTAACAAGATTGCGGGGCAGATACAAGTTTCATATAAAGGCGATCCTATTGTTAAAATTGCTTCATCAAAATTAGGAATACCTGCTAACGAATTAGACAAGGTTGCCGAATATCTACCTGCGAAGTTAGCAGAAAATAAGAAATTAGTTCGTTCTCTTCTCTCCGAATTATCGCCAGCGGTAAGAAAAGAAATACTCTCTAAATACCCGGAGCTTATCTAAGGAATACTCTATGAGCAAAAATAGCATACAAGAAATGGTAAGTTCTCTTGCGAAAACGCTGGATGATAATGAACAGTTGGCGACGCCAATACTTTCCTCAAAACTTGCTAAATATCAAGAGGTTTATCCTTATGATCAGACGATAGGAATGATGTCGCGAGTAATCGAGAAGATGGCATCAAATAATACTCTTTTCATTAAGAAAGCAGATTTTCGTTCTCTTTACCAAAAGATGTATTCTACTGGAACAAAACTTGCCGAACTTTTCCCAAATGAGTTAGGCGCGGCATATGAGCCCAAAATTGAAAGAACGAAGTATGAAATCAAAGAGGTTGAGCCTTATCAGATTAAGGATCAAGTTCTTGCTAATGCGTTAGCGAATGCTTTTGATAGTTCTATTCCACTTCGTGCATACGCACAAGTGTCCGCGGAGAAAGCGGTTAAAATTGTTTCTTCATCATTAGATAATTGCACAATACATCCGACGGAAGTTTCAATAGCTGATGGTAATGAGAGAATACTTCTTATCAAGGCAGATTATGATACTCCAAAAGGGGTAACATCAATATATGTTCCTGTCGAAGTTGTCAATAATAAGGTTGCAGACGCTGGTGTTTTCATAGGGAATACTGGTGTTATCGAGATAAATAATCAAGAGGTTAAAAACTATATCGTTTCTAATGCTGGTGCGAAATTAAAGGCTACGGCAAAGACAATATTAGCATTTTTAACAAATGCTATATCTGGCAATAAAGAAATATCTGATACAGAATTGGCATTAATAAAACTTAATTCGGAGAGACAAGAAAAAGCATCATTAAATGCTACGCCAATATTGGGGCAAAAAATAGCAGAAGTTGTTATCAAGGATGTAGTTCTTCCGAAGAGTGATGAGTTTTCCTCTTTTGAGAAAGAGTTCTCGTCGCCATATGGAGTTGCTTCTTTTACATTTGGTGAGAATAAGATTAAAATAGGAAGAGAGAGTATAGAGAGAGAATTAATTGCCGCTGGATATAAGAACCCGCAAGTGATAGTTTCTGCCTGCAATGAGGGAACAGTATTTTATGCCGTTTCTATTTCTGGTGGTAGAATTGGTTTTACGGTTCCAGTAAAAATAGCTAATGGTAAGGTCTCAAAACCTGATATTATGTTATGTAATGGATCAGTTTCTTCTTTCTCGAAAGAGGGAATAAATATGTTATCCATAAATAATCAATCTGATTTTAAGGCTGCTTCTGTCGCTTCTCCATTATACGGATTAAAACCGAGTGAGCTAATTGCTAATATTAAGCAGGCGTTAGCTGATGGCAATACAGCTAAGGCTGAGGATGCTCTTAATATTCTTGAAAAATCTGGAAATGATAATGCTTATGCGATTGGTTTTGCTGCATTTATAGGAGGGCTTAATAAAACGGCGAGTGCTCCGGTTGAAGAAAAGAAATGTTCAATGATAATTAAGAGCGCGGCAAGTCAGCATCCTTACTGCGGACATTGTAATTTACCTCTTCATAAAACATATGTTGATGAAGATGGTCATTGCCGACCATTATATCGCAAAGGTATGAATACAGATTATGATAGTGTCCTTTTCAATACGAGCAAAATACTCGGATAAAAAATGGATATCATCAAGTTTGCAAAGTTGTTAAAAATAAAATACGCAGTTTCTGATGCTGATGCATTAGAGAAAAGCCTTCGGAGTGATATTGCTATGCTTTACAAATATCCACACGAGCTTTTCAATATTTTGGAGGCGTGTGCAAAAGCAAGTCCAAGTGGAGCAGTTTCTGAGCACGAAAAAAAAGTAGTTGCTGGTGCTAAGTTTTGTGAAAATCTTCTCTTCATAATTGATTATCTTTTTGAGGTAAGAGAAACAATATCGTTAAATGATCTTAAAATGGCATTAAATGAGTTAATTCGACTTATAGAAAGTCATCGTCCAATTATCGATGATAAAAAATCGGTCGTTGATTTATCGGATGTTTCCGCATTAATATTTGAGATGATAAGGGCGACGACCGTATCTGAACGAACAAAAAGAGATCAGCAATTCGCAAAAGCAAGAGCCGG